AAATAGAAAACGAGTTATGACAAAGACAAAAAAATTAGTAGCATTGACCGCCTTCCTTCCTGTATTGGCAGACTTCATCGAAGATTTAAATGACCAGTACGTCTTTAAGCAGACGTTGAAGCGCAAAGCAAACATCCTTGCAGACGAAATTCAGAAGGTGGATAGAGAAATCCTACGAATAGACGGAGAGAACGCAGGTAAGATATTTGACGAGCAAATTCAGTTGCAGATTTTGTTTCGCCAATGGATTGAAGAAGTAATTGAATTAGACTGATGAGGTGCAAGAACTGCAAAGAGAAGTTTGAGCCTATCCGCTTTAATCAAAAATACTGCTTGAATAAGATGTGCGTAGCAGCTTGGGTGCAGGAAGCAACCATAAAGAACTGGCAAAAGAAAAAGAAGAAAATGCAAGCAGAGTTAGAGACGGTTCAAGACCTTGTTAAAGCAGCTCAGTTGGTATTCAATAAGTTTATCAGGCTGCGAGATAAAGACGAACTCTGCATATCTTGTAAGCAAACACCAAAGAAAGTTAACGCAGGTCACTTTTGGAATGCTAACAATCATTGGAATGTACGCTTTGATGAGGACAATGTACACGTCCAATGCGAGCGGTGCAATAGCTATTTATCAGGCAACCTCATTGAATATCGTCAGCACCTACTAACAAAAATTGGAGCAGAGAGATACAATCAGCTTGAAGCAAAAGCAAGGGTAACACGAAAATTTACCAAAGACGAACTAAAAGAAATAATTAAAACCTATAAAAACAAAATAAAAGATGGAACACAATAGCGACTTTAGATACGATTTAGAAATCGGTAAGGAATTTGAGACTCAATTATTTGAGGTACTTGGTAAAAGAATAGAAGTTAAACGAGACTTCAAATGCTTAGATACAGGCAACATATTTGTTGAGTATGAAAGCAGAGGTCATAAAAGCGGAATAAGCACAAGCCAAGCAGAATATTGGTGCTATTGGTTAAGCGATGACCATTGTATTTTGATTAAGACGGACACTTTAAAACAAATGTGCAGAAAATATTTAGGCACTTCTAAGGATATTTTAGGCGGAGATTCCAACACCAGCAAAGGAATTTTGCTTCCAACTAAAGATTTTTTAGATAAAAGTATCAATTATTGATATTTATTTATATATTTGTCTAAATATTTAATTTATACGCTATGGAAACAAATCAATTAATTCAAGAATTACGAGGTTCAGACTTAGAAAGCTGGATGTTAGTGCAAAGAGCTTACAAAACTTATGCTCACGGTGAGGACATTATGGAGTGTGGATTTAATAAAATGTCAGGATACGTTTACATTGCTTTAGAAAACGGAGTGCAAATTGCTTCCTGTTTTGGTCAAGATGTAGATTACATTAAGTATGATTTTGAAACAAGTGAAGAGTATTTTTTTGATACTTATGAAGAATCCTTAAATAACTAATCATGAAATATACCTATCTACCCGATACGCATACAATCTTTGAAGCCAACGGAGAGCTGCATTTAGTATCTGAAAACAGAACAGTAATTATTGACTGCGAAACGCTTTATAATGACCTTCCTTTTATTATTGAGCTGGTATTAAAAGCCAGAGAAGAAAGAACAGAACTTATCGAAAAAGAATTAATACAAATAATAACACAAAAAACAAAAACGCTATGAAGAATTTATTTAAATCGTTGGCAATGTTCCAACAAGAAGTGCCTGTCATTCACAAGGCAACACAAGGTTACGGCTATTCTTACGCTGACTTGCCTAAAATCTTTGAAGTAATCAATCCGCTGCTAAAAAAACACGGACTTGGATTTACTCAAACCCTACACACCAAAGACGATGTTAATTACATTGCTACGATGGTATTTCACGTTGAGTCAGGAGAGAACTTAGAGAGCCTTGTTGCTATCCCTTACGTTCAACTAAAGGGTATGAATGACTTTCAATCGTTTGGTTCTGGTGTAACCTATTACCGCAGATATGCACTCAGTTCTGCTCTTGGTTTAGTGACGGACAAAGACACGGACGCATCAGGTGAGCAAGTTAAAACTGAGAAGAAATTACCTGCTATTGACCAAAAGCGATTTGCTTCAGCAGTACAAGCCATTGCAAAAGGCGAATACACTCGTGAAAAGCTCGAAGCATCGTTTGCATTAACTGAAGGTCAAACGGATATGCTTAACGCACTATGAAGGCTCTCAAAATTAGGTGTTCAGCTATCGGGAAACTGATGGCTACACCTCGCTCTAAAAGCGAAATACTAAGCCAAACGGCAAAGACTTATATCCACGAGTTAGTATTAGAACACAAATACGGCATCAAGAAGGAGTTTTCAAGCCGTTACACGGACAAAGGCAACGCAGTTGAAGATGAGTCTATCTCGTTGGTTAATGATGTCTTAGATGTAAAATTTATCTACAAGAACGAAGAGTCTTTTGAGAACGATTGGATAACAGGTACACCTGACGTAAACACGGAGGATGTATTGTTAGACGTTAAAAGCTCTTGGGATGCTACTACCTTTCCGTTTTTTGATACTGAAATCCCTACAAAGGATTACTACTACCAACTTCAGGGTTATATGTGGCTCACAGGAAAGACTCAATCGATGCTTTGTTACTGCCTTGTAGATACTCCACTTGAAATGGTAGAGGACGAAATCAGACGTGCGCATTGGAAACTGCACAAACTTGACGAGGATTTAGATTTGCGTGAAGAGGTTGAAAGTAAGCATCAGTTTTCACACATTCCTAAGAATCGCAGAGTTAAAGTTTTCTATGTACAAAAAGACGAGCAAGTAATTGAGCAGATAAAAGAAAAGATAGAACTTGCTCGTGAGTATTACAACGCACTAATTCAAATGCTATGAACCAAGAAGTAACCGACAAAGTAGTTTTATCCGTAATGGCAAAGTATGCTGAACGCTCAGCAACTGGGCTAAAGAAATACGGAACTACATTAGACCGAGAAGATTTAACGCTTGACCAATGGATAAACCATTTGCTTGAAGAGTTGATGGATGCCACGCTTTATTTGAGCCGTATTAAAAAAGAGATTGAGCTACATTATGTCAAAGGTTTTTCAGATGGCTATCGAGAAGCGAAAAACACGGAACAAAACAAACAAGGATAAGGGGTAAAAATTGCCACATAAGTTAAATTAAAATGTAAACCTATAAGCTTACAAAACAGTTGAAAATTTAAACTTATAAGCTTAAACAACAAGAACAATGAAAATACAAACAGAATTTATAAGAATGGGTGAGGGTACTACCTACCACGAGCAGTATTTTGAAACACAAACGCTTGAAAAAATATCCGTAAGCAACTGGCGATTGATTCAAGATTTGGTTGATGACTTGGCGCAGATATTAAGCGAGGGTAAAAAAGTAAAAGTAGACGTACAAATTTTAGAACAATGAAACAAAAAGAATATAAACCAACCCGTCAAGATAAAAGTCGAAACGAACTATCAGCATACGGCACAATGATACTGGTAACAGTAATCGCAATTATTTTAGTAATCAATTTAATCTATAATTTATAATGGAAAACAAAACAAACGCAGGGGCAATCTTTAAGAATGACAAAAAGACGAATGAGAAACAACCTGACTACAAAGGAAAGGTAAGTGTAAACGGCAAAGAAATGGAAGTAGCTCTTTGGGTAAAGCAAGGTAAGTTCGGTAGTTACTTCTCAGCAGCATTTAGTGAGCCGTATGTAGCTCCGACTGAAGAGCGCAGACCAATTGGAGATAGTATGGACGATGACTTACCGTTCTAATATGTACATTGACGATGACACACTCCGAAAGCAACTGAATAGGATATTGCTTGTAAAAACACGAAACCAAATAGTCCAAGACATAAAAGCCAAAGGACTAAAGATGCACCAGTTTCAGTTAAACAACTTCCTACAAGGCAAAGACGTAACCTTATCAACCTTACACAAGATAGATAACTACGTCAGCAGAGAGATTTATTTAAACAATTTAGAGCCACTTTAACAGGTGGCTTTTTTAATTTTATTGCGTGATTAAAATATAGTCCTATATTTGTTTAGAATTTAATCAAATGGATGCACTAAAAATATTAGCAGACCACCACAAAGAATGGGTAAAGATAGTCCGTTCATTTGGAGAGCAAGACCTCGCTGAGGACGTTGTGCAGGATGTTTACCTAAGAATAGTCAAATACAATTACGAGGAGAAGATACTCAAAGACGGACGACCAAACATTGCTTTAATGTGGATGATGCTTCGCAACCGAGCATTTGAAATAAACAAAACAGGCAGCGTTCAGTTTTTATCATTAGACGAAGTGAGAGGAGTAGCAGATGAAGATTGCGAGTTAGATAAACACGAAGCCTTAGAAAGACTACACATCAGGATACACAAAGAGATGGATAACTGGCATTGGTACGATTCAATGCTGTTTAAAGTCTACAAGGAAGGCAACGCATCAATGAGGGATATAGCTAAAGATTCAGGTATCTCACTCACTTCGATATTTAACACGCTAAAGAACTGCAAAGAGCGTTTAAAGGATGAAGTAGGCGAGGACTACGAAGATTATAGTAATAACGATTTTGATTTAATATGACATTTAAAAATATACTTGAAGTATTAGAGCGAGAGCTTGAAACACGAACTGAAAGAGCTAAGGAGTTTTACGGAATGTATTGCAAGCTGGAAAAGGAAAACAAAAAGCTGAAACAAGAAAACGAAATGCTCCGTAAGGATTTAGCAGAATTAAGTAAAGAACATTTTAAAAAATAAACAATGGCAAAAACACGAACACCAAAAAAAGCACAAGGGTTAGGAGATACCATAGAGCAAATAACTGAAGCTACAGGTATCAAGAAACTCGTAGAATTTATAGCAGGAGAGGACTGCGGATGTGAAGAGCGTAAGCAGAAACTTAACGAGTGGTTTCCATACCGCAAACCCGAATGTCTAACTGAAGAGGAGTACAACTGGCTTACGGAAACACGAATACTTGAAAACGACACCTTTAAACCAAGCGAAGTAACAAGAGTAAGAGAAATCTATTCGCGAGTAATGAAGATACGTTTAGAGCCATCATCTTGCGCTTCCTGCTTTAGAGAGATAGTATTTAACCTGCGTAAGATTTACCAAGCATACGAAGCTAACTAAACACGGACATCAGTTATGCCAATACCAACACCACTACCTAAAGAGCAAACAAACGAGTTTATCCAAAGATGTATGATGGATGATACTATGGTCAGAGAATACAAAGACCAAGACCAGAGATACGCAATATGTAGAAACCAAATAGAGCAGTATGCAACTAAGCAAAGTAAAAATATCAGAGGTAAAAAATAACCCGAAAAACCCACGACTAATCAAAGACGATAAGTTTCGTAAGTTAGTCAAATCAATTCAGGAGTTTCCGCAAATGCTGGAGCTACGTCCAATCGTAGTGGATGAGAACAACATCGTGCTTGGTGGCAATATGCGTTTAAAAGCGTGTAAGGAAGCAGGGCTAAAAGAAGTGTTTATTGTCAAGGCTGAGAACCTAACTGAGCTACAAAAAGACGAATTCATAGTAAAGGATAACGTAGGCTTCGGAGAATGGGATTGGGATATATTAGCTAACGAATGGGATGCTGAAAAACTTGATGAGTGGGGATTAGATTTACCAGTTATGTTAGATTCTGATGAGTTTGGAACTGAATTTAGTTTAGCAGATGGAGATAAGCCTCCATTTCAACAAATGACATTTACTTTAGCTGATGAGCAAGCTGAGCAAATTAAAAATGCTATTGAAGATATGAAGCATACTGAGGAGTATAAGTATGCGGAAACAATGGGCAATGAAAACACGAACGGAAACGCACTTTATTTAATAGTAATGCAATGGGCAGAGCAAAGGAAATAATAGTTAAGGTTATACCTTCAAAGATTGCAAACGATTTTGTAAAGAAGCATCACTATTCAGGTAAGGTAGTTACAATGAGTAACTTGCATTTTGGTTGTTTTTTAGATAACAATTTACACGGAGTTATGAGCTACGGTCCTCCTATGGACAAAAGAAATGTTTTAAAGTTGGTTGATAGTGGTAAAAAGACGTACAATGAAAAATGGAATGAAATGCTTGAACTAAACAGAATGGCTTTTGATGATTATTTACCTAAAAATTCCGAAAGTAGATGCATTGCAATTTCAATTAAATTAATTAAAAAGAATGCTCCACAAATAAAATGGATTTTGTCATATTCTGACGCAACGCAATGTGGAGACGGGACAATATACAGAGCCGCAGGATTTATACTGACTCAAATTAATAAAAATTCAACTATATATCAGCTAAAAGACGGTAGTGTAGTGGCTAAAAGAGGCGATAGCAACTATAATTTTGAAGGTGCTAAACCACTACAAGGATTTCAAAATAGGTATATATACTTAATAGATAAATATTGCAAATTAAATGTTCCAAAAATAGAATTTGATAAAATTGATGAAGCTGGAGCAGGTATGTATAAAGGAAAAAAAATAAGCCTCACTGAACGTAAGGCTTTGAGCGGTGAGGTCGATTCGAACGCCAACTTTAAGCTGGATGCCTAATGTGTTACCATTACACTACCACCGCACTACAAATATACAAAAAACAATGAAAATACAATGGATAAAGAAAAAAATTTAAAACATTGGCAAAAAGGAGAAAGCGGAAACCCTAACGGTAGACCAAAAGGTGCAAAGAACCGAAGTACAATAGCACGTCAATGGTTAGAGGTAAATCAGAACCTAAAGAACCCTTTAACAGGGGAACAGGAAACTATGTCTCAGGAAGATTTAATGACCTTAGCGTTGATTAAAAAGGCTCGTGAGGGCGATGTAGCTGCATACAAAGCATTGATGGACTCAGGCTATGGCGCACCGCTTCAGCAAGTAGAGCAAACAATAACCGAGTTACCACTATTCCCTGATGTACAAGAGGACAACAGCAACGAATAAGGTACTTGGGTTAAAGAACCGTATCAAGATTGTACAAGGTGGCACATCGGCTTCTAAGACATACTCAATCCTTGCTGTGTTAATTGACAAGGCACTACGCAAAGACGGACTCGAAATAAGCATAGTAGCAGAGAGCATACCTCATCTGAGAAGGGGAGCATTAAAAGACTTTGTTAAAATACTAAAATGGACAAACCGATTTTATGACCAGCAGTTCAACAAGTCGCTACTTACATATCATTTTAAAAACGGAAGCGTTGTAGAGTTCTTCTCAGCAGACGATGCTTCTAAGCTTCGAGGAGCGAGACGTGACATCTTGTACATCAACGAGTGCAACAACGTGACGTTTGAGTCTTACAATGAGCTTGCCATCCGTACAAAGCGTGAGGTCTACTTGGACTTTAACCCTGCCAATGAGTTTTGGGTACACAAGGAACTAAAAGACGAACCTGACACGGACTTCATAATCTTAACTTACAAGGATAACGAGGCATTAGATGAGTCAATCGTTAGTCAGATAGAAAAGAACCGTGACAAAGCAGCTACGAGTTCCTACTGGGCAAATTGGTGGAGAGTGTATGGTCTTGGCGAGGTAGGTAGTCTTGAAGGAGTAGTGTTCAACAATTGGAAAGAAATTGACACCATACCAAAAGAGGCGAAGCTTATCGGCATAGGATTGGACTTTGGATACACGAATGACCCTACCGCAGCAATTGAGATTTACAACTATAACGGAACACGGATAATAAACGAACTTGTTTACCGCACAGGAATGGTTAACTCCGACATCGCTAAGATACTTCCGTCAGGCATCATCATTTATGCTGATAGTTCAGAGCCTAAATCAATCGAAGAGATAAGACGTCAAGGCAAAACAATCAAAGGAGTAACGAAAGGAGCTGACTCAATCAACTACGGTATTGACGTAATGCAAAGGCAGGATTATTTAGTGACCAAGCAAAGCACGAACCTCATCAAAGAACTCCGCTCCTATTGTTGGGATGTAGATAAACAAGGTCAACGAATGAGAAGACCTATAGACCACTACAATCACGCTATAGATGCGCTTAGATACCACGAGATGGAAGCACTCGGACTAAAATCAAACTATGGACAATACAACATCCGATGAGCTGCCTAAAATGATTAGGGTAGTAGAGCAATACATCAAAGATAAAACAGGCAAAAGAGTCAACATCGTATTCAATGACATCTTCAACGTGAGAAGGCACACTCAGATGCTGGCTCAGGCTTATGCCTATGTGTTACAAAAAGACGAATCACAAGTTAAATAATTATGGAAGTACAAATAAACGTACCATCAACATTAAACGAAATCCCGTTAAAGCATTATCAGGACTTTCTGAAGGTGCAACGTGACTCCTCAGACGAAGAGTTTGTAGCTCAGAAGATGGTAGAGATATTCTGCGGTATTAGATTGATTGAAGTGGCTAAGATTAAGCTAACTTCCTTGAATGAATTGATAGCACATTTCACTACGCTTTTCAATCAGACACCTAAATTCACTCCGACTTTCAAGATTGGAGATATTGAGTTTGGTTTTATTCCAGAGCTTGAAGAGATAACCTTTGGCGAGTACGTTGATTTAGATTCACATTTGCAAAGCTGGGATAAATTCCACAAGGCAATGGCAGTTTTGTACCGCCCTATAAAAACACGAAGCGGAGAAAAGTACGAGATAGCAGAATACAACCCTAACAAAGATATGGAGGAGCTAATGCAGTACGCACCATTAGACGTATGTATTGCAGCATCGGTTTTTTTTTGGACTTTAGAAAGCGACTTACTGCAAGCTACACTGAACTATTTGGAGACGGAGATGAAGAAGGAGAAGAACCTATCCCAGACTTTAGCGAAACAACTCAATTTAGCAAACGATGGGGATGGTATCAGTCACTTTATGCGCTCGCTAAAGGAGATGTCACAAAATTTGACGACATCGCCAAGTCAAGGGTTACTAAATGTCTCACCTATCTCACCTTCGAAAAGCAAAAAAACGAAATTGAACAACGACAACTCCAAAGACAATTAAGACGATGAAAGGATTTTACGACATAACGAACAAACTAAAAACACACTTTATAGCTGACCCTATTGTTAACACGGTAACGGAAGGAGACATCTTTGAAGTGGACTTAAACAAGCAGACAATATTTCCGCTTGTACATATGATGATTAACAACGCATCATTTGAAACCAATGTTGTGCGCTTTAACGTAAGCCTCATTGCGATGGACATCGTTGACATAAGCAAAAAAGCAACGACTGACGTGTTTAGAGGCAACTCAAATGAGCAAGATGTACTCAACACTCAATTGGAGGTCTTAAATCGAGCCTATGCGCTTATGTTGCACGGAAACTTGTGGGATGATAAGTACGTTGTTGATGGCAATCCTACTTGTGAGCCATTTACTGAGCGTTTTGAGAACTTTATGGCAGGCTGGACGATGACACTTGACATACTTATCCCTAACGAGGTAACAATCTGCTGATGCAAAACACGGAGGTTCAAAAGGAATTAGAACGTTTTAAAGACTACGTTGTTAGTCAATCAAGGCGCAACCTTTCGAGGCTTAAAAAGAACTCGTCTAAGAAGCTATATCAATCAATTAAAGGCAATGTAAAGACGATGCCTAACTCTATTTCGATTGAATTTAAAATGGAAGACTACGGAATCTTTCAAGATGCAGGTGTTTCAGGTAAGAAAAAAAAATACAATACTCCTTACTCATATAAATCAAAGATGCCTCCTCCAAAGGCTTTCGATAAATGGATAGTTAGAAAAGGATTAGCACCAAGAGACAAAGGTAAATTTAAAAGTAGAAAAGGATTGTCATTTGCAATTGCTCGCAGCGTGTTTATGAACGGCATTAAACCGAGCTTGTTTTTTACTAAACCATTTGAGGCAGCATATAAGCAACTACCTGAGGAGCTGGTAGAAAAATACGGATTAGATGCACTAAAATTATTTAATCAACAAATAGACCAAATACAAAACAATGGCTAACATATTTACAAGAAGTCCGCACATCGTAGAGATAAACGA